CTCTATAATTAAAAATAAAAATAATTTTACTATTCCTACTCCCGTTAAATGGAACGGACTTCAACCTGATAAAGATGAAATATTATATGTACCAGATGTTATTATATCGGATCAAACATATAATGAAAACATATCTGTAGATTTTAGTATAGAACAAAAGATTAAAAGGAGAAAACTATATGATACACCACAGGCTGGTATTTTACTCGGTAAAGAAACACGTAAATTTGATCATATGCGTATTCTTGAATTTTTGTCTTTTATACATTACCCTTCGGCACAAAGAAAATATACATTTGGCACTAGTGGTTCTATGTTTGGTTTAAAAGAACCACTTCAAGAAGAACTGTTACCTAATTTAATAAAAAAAAAGAAAATTTATAAAAATAAAGATTCTGATAATTCATATTGGTATGTTTTACATTCCACTGATAGGTACTCTGATAGATATCATTATCCACCAAAACAACAACAAAAACTTCTATACCCATACTTAAGAACAGTTAATCCGGCTGAGTTAGAGGATAAATATATACCTCTTACTGGTTATTTTCCTACAGAGACAAGATTATTTTCAAGTGAGTTAGGATTAAGATCAGAATTAGGATCAGAATTAAGATCAGGATTAAGATCAGGATTAGGAAAAAAAAGAGGAAGATCATCATTGAACACTCATCGTGGTGGAAAAAGCCACAGAAATAGACGAAATAGAAGAAAAACAGCAGTGAACCGAAGAACTACATTGAAACAAAGAAACAGATCAAAATATATTAGATAAAATAATAATACCAACACCAACACCAACACCAACACCGACACCAACATAGTAGTTCTACTGTGTAGGAATAAACACCCAGTTCAACTCCTCGCAAATTTTCTTCCATATATCATCCTGTTCTATCCTCTTCTCTTTATCTTTCAACATCGGAAAATAAGAAAGAAATTCAGTCTTCTCCAAAAGTTCACACAGTTTATAAACCGTATAGTAATAATTCAAAAAATTCACACGGTCATCCGGACAGAATTTCGCATAAGGTCCTTGTATCTCCATAAAAAGATTACACAATGTCTCTTCTAATTCAGGCGTCATAATCGGCGGTTTAATACCGAGTTTGTCTTTAATGAAGGGGATATGTTCGTAATACTTATTATATCCTAATTTTTTGAGCACTTCTTTCGCTTTCGAATTCGTAAATTTTGAAAGAGGAATACGCTCTTTATGAAGTTGTTGCATGATATTTTCGAGAACTTCTTCCGGGATTTGCGTAGTTTCTTTTGCCTGAAACTGTGCAAGAATTTCTTTAAAATGATTGATTCTTTTATACGCATAAAAGCACGCTTCTTTCGGTGGTTCTTTATAAGACGGCTTTTCGTTTTCGATAAGATAAGTAATTTGTTTTGCACATACATTACATACCATAATTCCTTCATGTTCGACAGGAATCATTTCTCCTTTACTACATGATTTACATATATCGGTGGCGTAAGTATAGTCATTTATATTAATAAATGTTTGGTCAAGATTTGTAAAAAACTTTTGTACGTTATTATCGTTTGCCCTTGTTAAAGCATTTTCGTCAAATGTCTTATCATTTACTTTAAAAAATGAATTAAGAATTGTGGTTTTAGTTGTTCCATTCGTGATTTCCTTCTTGTTTTCAAAATAGTCAAAAATAAATCTACTATTGTTTAAGTAATAATCTTTAATCTTTTTTTTATTTTTACTAATGTCTTCTTTTATATCATATAAAGAATCTTGTAACTCTATTTTTTCATTGATATCTATTATGGTTTCAGGATTCTTTAATTTTTTAATTATTTGATTTTTTTTACTAACCAATGCCGGTAACAATTCGCTATTAATTAAGTTAAATTCGTTTTGTAACTCGCGATGAACACTATCAAGCGTCATTATTTTTTTTTTATCTACAAGAATTTTTTTATTTGTTTTATGTTTAAAAGATGGCATCTATTATATATATATATATATGTATTTATAAATCTATCTATTATAATGTTATAAGTATAACTTTTTTAATATATAATATTTAATAATTATATCTAATTTATTTTTTTTTATTTACACCTTAATAAATAAATAATACTATAGAATACAATATAAAAATACAATATAAAAATACAATATAAAAATACAATATAATAAATGGCAGAATTGAATAAAAAAACATTAAAAACTGGTGATCTTCTTTTATGCGACGATCTCCAATATAGTTCATGGGGTATATTTAGTTGGTTTATCAAATTCATGACAAAGAGCGATTTTTCCCACGTTGGTATGATTGTAGTAGATCCTAATTTTACGGATATTCCATTAAAAGGTACATATGTTTGGACATCGGGTATTTCGGATGTTCCTGACCCCGACGATGATACAAAAAAATTTGGTGTTCAATTTATACCATACGATCATTTTATTACAACATATGGTGGAAAAATATATCTTCGCAGAATCGAGTTTACAAACACAGAAGAGTATCATAACATTTTTAATGACGAAAAACTAAAAGAAATACATAAAGTAGTATATGATAAACCATATGATATAGTTGTTACCGATTGGATAGAAGCTTACTGTAAAAAAGATCGCCATCCTCAAAAAACATCTCGATTTTTTTGTAGTTCTTTTATCGGATACGTTTATACAAAGTTGGGGTTATTTAATGAAAGTTTAGATTGGAGTATACTTTATCCCAGTTATTTTTCAAGCGAAAATAAAACATTTTCTATGCTTCATGATGCAAGTCTATCAAAAGAACATCAAATATCGGGATAGTATATTATAAATAAAAATATATTACCACCTGATAAACGTGTATCGACATTCTTGTATATGTATATAAATATGGATATGGATATGTATATAGATATGGATGTGGATATGGATATATGAATAGTGTTAGGATTGTATTAATGTTTTCTCTATAACAAATAAAATAATGTTATCCAACAATTTAGAAATGTCTACTAAAGATAATCTCGCTGTCGACAATGACTCAACCACTAATCGAACATCAGCTGTTCTAAAAACAAAAATAAATATAGATTCATTGGATATTGTAAACATTAAGAGAGAAACATATTACAAAATGAAATTTATTATCAACTCTTTAGAGAAAAACTGGGCAATAAAGAAAAGAAATACTATTTTTTATTTAAAAAATTTAGAAGATTCCACGACAGAAATTATAACTGAAGATTATTTAAACAAACGAATTGTAAATAAAATATATAGTCATAAAGCTAATATTGGCAAAGAAGATGATATACATAATGACAACAATAGTATTGTCCATAAATCCCATAGTAATTTAGAAACAATGAAAAGAAAAGAAGATATTGTTTCATTAAAAGAAGGCATACATACATTAAAGGTGCTAATAGATAATGGTAAAATGAATATAAATATAGAACAAAAAAATGATATATATTTGATGATATTTTTAATGAATACTTTAGAGAATGGGTGGAGTATAAGAAAAAAAGATGAGAAATATGTTTTTAGGAAAAAGCACGACAGACATACAGAGATATATTCCGACGAGTATTTAGTAAATTTTTTAAAATTAAATATGGGTAATACTATTTAGCCGTTTTCAATATTAATATGACATGAACAAGGAACTCTATCTCTCTCTCTCTCTCTCTCTCTCTCTTTCTCTCTCTCTCCATCTATCTCTATCTAGTAGTTGATTATTGAATTCAATAGTTTTTGATATTCATATAATACTATTCAATAATGCTATTTATACAACTAGTTAATAGGTACAACAATACAAGTTGTATTATGAATCGTTGTATATTGTGAATATTCTAGAATATATAGGATATTATTTATTATGTATTAATTTATAAAAAGTTAATTAAGATTTTTTATAAAATTTTTTTCTTTAGCAATATTATAATAAACAAAAATGGCAGGAGGTCTTATGCAACTTGTAGCTTACGGCGCCCAGGACGTCTATCTCACGGGCAACCCTCAGATTACCTTTTGGAAGGTGTCTTACAAACGTCACACCAACTTCGCTATGGAGTCCATCGAGCAGACTTTTAACGGTCAGGCCGATTTTGGTCGTCGTGTAACTTGTACCATTTCTCGTAACGGTGATTTGGCTTACCGCACTTACCTTCAGGTTACTCTCCCTGAAATCAACCAGGCCATGAAAGGCACTAATCAGGATGGTGTTTATGCCCGTTGGCTCGATTTCCCTGGTGAGCAGCTCATTTCTCAGGTCGAGGTTGAGATCGGTGGTCAGCGCATTGATCGCCAGTATGGTGACTGGATGCACATCTGGAACAACCTTACTCTCCCTCTTGAGCAGCAACCCGGTTACTATGCTATGGTCGGCAACACCACTGAGTTGACTTTTATCACTGATCCTTCTTTCAACGCCATTGATGGCCCTTGTCAGGCAAACGCCCCTCGTCAGGTTTGCGCTCCACGCAATGCTCTGCCCGAGACTACTCTCTACATTCCCTTCCAGTTCTGGTACTGCCGTAACCCCGGTCTTGCCCTCCCCCTCATCGCTCTTCAGTATCACGAAGTCAAAATCAACCTTGATATTCGTCCCATTGATGAGTGCTTGTGGGCTGTCGGCTCTCTCACCTGCGCTACTCCTACCAATACCACCGGCACCAATGGTGGACGCGTCAACACTGCCTACAACCAGTCTCTTGTCGCTGCCTCTCTCTACGTCGACTATGTCTTCTTGGATACCGATGAGCGCAGACGTATGGCCCAGAACCCCCACGAGTACCTTATTGAGCAGCTCCAGTTCACTGGTGATGAGTCTGTCGGTTCTTCTTCCAACAAGATCAAGCTCAACTTTAACCACCCTGTTAAGGAGCTCATTTGGATTGTTCAGCCCGATCAGAACGTCGACTATTGTTCTTCTCTTGACTGCAACCAGCTTCTTTACAGGCTCCTCGGTGCTCAGCCTTTCAACTACACTGATGCTGTCGATGCTCTTCCCAACGCTATCCACGCTTTTGGTGGACACGATGCTGTTGCCCAGACTACTGGCTCCTTCATCGATGGCTCTGGTCTCTTCACCGAGGCTGGTGCAGTTGATGTCTCTAATGCTTACTGGTGGCAGCAGGGTGAGGCAGCTGGCGTTGTTGGTGGCGGCTACGATCAGCCCAACTTTGGTCCCGGCATGAGCTCCAATGGCAATCCTTTCCAAAACTCTGGAGTTTCTGATGCTGGTACTTTCGTTCTTACCCACACATCTCTTCACCTTCACTGCTGGGGTATGAACCCCGTTGTCACTGCTAAGCTCCAGCTTAACGGACAGGATCGCTTCTCTGAGCGCGAAGGAACTTACTTCGACCTCGTTCAGCCCTACCAGCACCACACCAAGACTCCTGACACTGGTATCAATGTTTACTCGTTTGCTCTGAGACCCGAAGAGCATCAACCAAGTGGCAGCTGCAACTTCTCCCGCATTGACAATGCTACCCTTCAGCTTGTTCTCTCCAACGCCACCGTTGAGGGCACCAAGACTGCCAAGGTTCGTGTCTATGCTACCAATTACAACGTTCTCCGTATCATGAGTGGTATGGGAGGCCTTGAAGCTACATGCTTAATTATGATGATGATCATAATAGCTGTGAACAAGGGCCAAAAAGCAGTATGCCATAGTAAAGTGAGCTCTTACTATGGAAAACCATTTATGTCCTCACAATCATCGTTATTGATGATATGACTAACTGCTAGTGATTCCGACTTGTTGTCGTCGGAGTTGCAACACATCTTGTTGTTCGGGAAACCCCTTAGAGCTTTTTCTACCAAGCTTATCTCCGAAAGGAATAAGTGGCCAAGAGTAATGAACTTGGGTATGGTAATAATGAAAAAGATTGGGCAATCCGCATGCTTACTACCTAAAGGCGATATTAATATGCTAGTCTATGGTAGGGCGTCAGAGACTGAACGGATGTGGGTCGTTAATGAAGGTTTAAGCAACCTGAAACGGCTTAAGATACAGTCCTCCCTCTAGGGAAACTTAGGGGAATAAGAGTGCTTACAGCAATTAAATTGCGTGTGCGCTTCACAATTGGAATTACAATTTTATTTTAATATTATTATGTATTTAATAATATGAAAAATTGATGACACATAAAGGGTGTTCATACTATGGCTACAACCCAGGTATAAGTAACACAAACACAAATAGATATGGATATTGGTAACACATTTTCATTACAAGATGCATATATTCGTGATAAATACAAAACAGCAAAAATAGACTTTATACGAGGACATATTAAAACGATTGGTAGAACATCTAATCAAGAAAAGAACCCATTATGGAAAATCCAGAACGAAAATGGAACCATTATTATAGTTATGTATTGCGAAGTTGATACATTTTGTATATTATGTGAGACAAGTTACCAAAAAATATTAGATTATGAAAAAACGAATAATAAAGGAAATAAAATTACTTGGTATAAAATATCGAATGGTTATATTTCATGTCATTTAAATATTCATATGCATCAAGTAATAACAGGATGTATGGGTAATGGTAAAGGAACAAATACTATAAGTGTCGACCATATTGATAGAAATCCTTTAAATAATTGTTTTGATAATTTAAGAATTGCTACAAGAGAAGAACAGCAAAAAAATAGTAAAGGTACCGCCGACGATGGAACAAAAAGAGAAAGGAAATACAATGCAATAAAATTACCCGACGAAATAACACACGATATGATGAGAAAATATGTTGTATATTACCATGAATGGTTAAATAAAGAGCATACAAAAGAGAGAGAATTTTTTAAAGTCGAGAAACATCCGAAACTCCAAAAACCCTGGATTTCTAGCAAGTCGTCAAATATTTCATTACTAGATAAACTACTTTCAGCAAATAAAGTTGTTACAGATTTAGAAAGTGATATATACCCATAGTATTGAACATGATGAATTAACTTTTGCTTATTGATTATTAAAGCAAAAAACAATCTTGCTTTGCCAGTGGGGTGAGCAAAAATAATATGAAATTATACTTGATAAATATCATAAAATCTTGCTTTGCCAGTTGGCAAAGCAAGAACTAATAATGTTTTGCTTTCCCTTGAGGGAAAGCAAAAAATATAGTTACAATTTATTTTTTTAAATAATTAATAATATGTGTGTGAATTTTATTATATAAATGTAAAATATTAAAGTCTTCATCATAAGGGTTAAATCTAATAAAGCTACAGTTAAGTTTTGTTTTTATATATTCCTCCCTTACTTTGTCACTTTCTTTGTCATATTTATGATGTATTTCATCGCATTCTATAGCTAATTTATAATCTATAAAATATAAATCAATTCTATATTTATCGCAAATAAATTGTCTATGCATATTTTCATTTTTAAATACTTCTATAATGTTTAATACTATATCTGTTTCTATTGGAAATATCTTTCTAATACCATTTATATTTAAAATTTTACAAAATTCAAGCGCTTCACAACTTCTTGAACCTAATATTAATTTTTCCAACCCTTTATATGTAAGAAAGGACATTTTTTGAACTCCTCCATTTGTTTTATTGTCCATATTTATTTTTTCCGATGAATCATACATTCGAATACAAGAACGTATATTTTTTAATTTTAATACACAAGCAACGTCAGTGCAACAATACAAAGTAAAAGGTTCAACACTTTGAATTATAATATTTGATAAACTAGGATAACTTTTTTTAATTAAATTAGCAGTATTATGTTCCTTTTCCATAATACGATAATATGATGGTATATAAAATAAATTTGTATTATATATATTTCAATTTACTAAAAACATATAATAGTAAATACGACTGCATTAAATCCTTAGCAATAAGCGACAAAACTTTGACAAAAGCACTTATCAAAAACATCCCATATAATGGACACTATTACAAAGAAATAGGTGCAAAATTAAAGATGATTTAAATATATTTTCTTCAAGCAAAACAAAAAACAATATAAAATTGAAATGTTTTATATTGTTTAATTGTGATATAGCCAACAACACCACACCAATGCGCCCTCTTCAACTCGTAAATCCTGTCGACCTTGTACCGGGAAAGACATACTTGATTCAAGAAAAACGCCCCGAATATGCACATCAAAAATTCAAGGCTACGTTTGTCAAAAATGATTATCCGCGACATCCGTTTCAGTGTACGTTAACAAGCTTTACAAATGTCATATGCGCAGGTAATCAAAGCCGTATGGATCTAAGAATCCCGGACACATATTGGAACTACTATGAAGCCAATGCAATCGTGATGGCGTATACAAATTATGTTCTTCGCCAAATTACTGGTGAGCCGTCGTTTATGATATAAAATTTAACTACTCTACGTATCCCTCTACTTCTCTCTCCTCGACCACATAATCCTCGAAAATAAATGATGCAAATTTATTAGAATTATTTTCTTCGACTTCTACATTAAATCCGCGTTCCTTAAACCATTTTTTAAAGTAATTAAAAGCACTCCACTGTTTTACATAACCTCCAATAACTAGTAACTTTAGAGCATTTTTAACATATTTTTCATCGATTATGCAGCATACGGCTTCACCACCTTCGCTGTCTTCATCGCAGTCACCACCGTCACCACCTTGATGTAATGTCCCCGTCATTAGTAAATATTCAACATCAATATCCTTATCAAATGTTTCCGAAAATGTAAGGATGATTCTATCATGGGAGAACCCGGCATTATGTCCACCAAATCCAAAAAAATATTCATACTCCCAACGATGAATTTGTTTTATAGGACGATGCAAGTAAACTTCATAAGGTTGTCCAAAAATAATTATATTAATTTTAGCAGTTAATACTACCGCTTCTGCGTGACTGTTATATTTCTCGTTCCATTGTAAGGTTGGATGCGTTGCAATAAAATGTTTTGAAAATGTGTCGTCCAGTGTTAAAATCATACATCCCCTGGTACTGTAAAATATTGATGTCAGTTCTTGGAATTTTTTAGTAACATCGGTATAATTTATACTAGTAGTAGCTGATACTTCAGCACCCGTGGCTTCCATTATGTTTTGTATGATTGTGATTGCTACATAATATGGTGAAGGTCTTTTTATATTGTTTATGTATATCTTTTAGCAATATAATGTTTATCAATATAATATATTTGTATTATATAATATATTTGTATTATATAATATATTATGCGTAAAACAGCAAAAAGGTGTCGTATTGTAAAAGGAAGAAAAGAAACATGTTGTATAAATCCCAAACGCGGATTTTGGTGTTGGAGTAAAAAAACGAAGAAGAGTGTGTCGCGTAAAATGAAACGCATGTGTTGTAGAAAATAATTTAGGAAAACATAAATTATTTAGATAAACATAAATAATTGTTTTACGCCCTTGGAAATGTAAAATGCTATTTTTTAATATGTTATTATAGTAGTATACTAGTATAATAATATGAGTTATAAACCTGCTATTTGTGTATCTACTATTTGTATGTCTAGTATAGTAGATTCAATTAACACCTCAATTTCTATGAAAATATTTAAAAATAGAGAAGAAGCAGCATTTTCTCATATTTTTAATTCTAAAATTGTTAAAATACCATTAAATACATTTAAGAATCACAATGTTGATAATTTTAATTCAAATAGATTACAGAATTCGGCAATAAAAGCATATCCGTTACTTAATAGACCACGTGGTAGTGAAGACATAAGTAGTGTAAAATATTATCAAAAACAAATACAACAAAAAAAAGAAATTACGCCAGTTTGGATGATACAAAAAAACAAAAAATATATACTATTAGATGGAGCACACAGAGTTGTAGCAAGTTATATAGAAGATATACCTGTATACGCTTATATAATTAATATTTAATAACAAATCATAAATATATCATTAAATTCAATATATTCATATGTAGGTTATATATTATTACCAAAAAAAGTAATAATATATCACGCAACTTTATCTAATCGCATCATATCATATTACATTACATTATCTGCACCCGCACTTAAATCTCTCCCCGCACAAACATGCTAATCAACTCCGGTGTTGATGTATCAAATCCAGCCAAGTTCAGCGTATTCTTATCCTTCGGGTCGGCAATTGTCAAACAGTTCGACGTCATTCCAACCACGATTAGTTTCGCATCAACTCCCGTTTCTTTACGATAAACTTCTAGTGCAACTTGTGGGTGAACTGTAGGCGCGTATGTTTCGCTGTCCGTATAAACGCAAAATACATCAAACACAATCCCATTTTGACGATACATTTTTAACGCCTCCGTCATCGGCAAAGCACAGTCTGTAGCTCCAAATGGCACATCCGTCGCCGTAATCGCATCCTGTACCGTCATGTCGGGGCGAACTTTCCCATTGAAATTGTAAAACGTATTACTGAACCCATAGATGTGAACATTTTCTGCGCCCTCTGCATATAGTGTCATCAGTGCCATCGCGACCGACCCCTCGCGTGGTGTAATATTTTTTGCCCCGGCACACATAAATGACGACATACTCCCTGACACATCCAATCCGAGCATGTACCGTTTTCCCGTCGGTGTGATATTCCCGAATGACTGGCGAAATGTTGTTGAGAGCGCAGTTGTGATGTATGAATTCGGCGTCCATGTCATCGAGCCCAGGTCACCCTTTCCTTGCGAGTACGTCTTCATTCCGACCAAAACTTGGAGTGGGTGAACCTTCGAATCCTTGACATTTTTGGCATCAGTCAGCATTTTGATAATTTCCGGAGCCTTTGTTGATGTGACACCGACTTGCGATAGTTTTCCAAGATTGCGAATCAAAGCAGTCATTCCCATCCCACCAAGAAGAGCATCCCATATTTGCGGTGTATTTAGAAGCTCGGTAGGCAAATGTTCGCGCTGGATTTTTTTGTTCTGCTCCATGAGTCTGATGGCTGTAGAGGCATCCTTCTTTTCGCCTGTTTTTGCCAATTCAACTAGCGCTTTGAGAAATCGCGCAGTTGCCACAAGAGGGGCTTCGTCGTGTTTTTTTGATTCAGGCTCAGGTGCGTGTGCTACAACAGGCACTGGTGTCGGTGCTACAACAGGCGCCACAACGGGCTCGACGCCAGCTCCCAAATAGATTTTCTTGGATGGGTCGTATGAGATGTCTCGCAAAGATTTTGTCGAAGAAATGATAGCGCCATTGTAGCGAAATACGAAACTCGTTCCAATTCCAATATCAATCATCGTTTGCTTGAGGTTTTGAAGTTGCTCTGTGTCTTGAATCATGAGCTTAAACGAACCAGACATTGGGCTATCTGGATGAACGACTTCAAACATCACATCGAGTCTACGCGATGGTGGCGTCGTAGAACTAACTTTGGAGGGAGCAGCAGCCCCACCACCCCCACCCATAACCGACCCAATCGCATTCGCAATAGTTCTCATAAATCCTTTGCTCTCTCCTCCTGTACTAACGTCATTATCCTGTGTAGTAATCGCTGCCAATCGTTTCAGAAATTCAGTCCTCTCCATTTTAGCAGGCAGTGTTTTCTCCACAATTCCTTTTGCTGGGTTTGCCGCAATCTTGCGCTGAGGTTTATCCTTCTTCATAATCCACTCCAATACAAGTCTCCCACCATCATCTTTCATTTCTGAAGGGTTGATATGAAGCAGGGAAATCAAATCCTCGTGTGTCCATCCTTCGCGATTTTTATATTTTGTCACCAGAACCGCAAGCTCCAACCCTCCGCGGGACGTGTAGTACTCCGTCAAAACACGTCGCACACCTTTACCAAACCCTTTGCCTGGTGTTTTCTTGTCTTGCGAAAGGTCGCGAATATATTGTACAAGCATAAACAAGTGAGTTGGAATGCGACATACTTGACCGACTGCTGCCAGCGCCTGCGACTTGCACGCATTATCGGGAGGAAATACAATCGCGGCGGCAAGCGACATCATCGTCATCTCTTGTTTTGGTGCTCGCCCCTTCACTGAAACATCAACGATATCCCGAATCAAATGTGCACATGTAGTTGCCGATGAAACTGCCGCCATAATACACTTCGAAATCGTGGTAGCAATTGCTCCTCCGCATTGATAGTAACTTCCATTATCCGACTTGCTTCCAATAATTAAATATCGCATCCATTCCTGTTCCAGAGGCAGAGGGAAAGAATATCCTCCTGCATTGTTGGCGACTTGACCTGGAAGTCCAATAGTCTGCGGAATTCTAATACGCGCGGCTGGGTTATTATGCGCGGACATTGCTGTCTTTAATACCGATCCACCTTTGGCTCCCGATTTTCCTTTGGTTCCTGATTTGCTCTTTCCGGCCATTGTTGTTATACAAAGACGATGTGTATGAGGGTTGTGAGTTTTGTTGTGTTGGTTGCTTATCTTATATATAGATATTTATTTATATCAATTTTCTATATATTATATTTTCTAGCAATACAGTATCCGAAACAAAAACATAAAGCAACAGATCCCACGATAATTATAATAATATGCGATACATTTATTGTAGTTGGAATAGAACTACTCATAATGTAATATATTTATACAATATATTTATACAATATATTTATACAATATATTTATACAATATATTTATATGATATATTTATACAGTATAATAGGTATAATAATAAGTCTTATTTTATAAATTAATATTATTTTATAATAATAATAAGAATAAGAAAAAGTAAATAAATATACAACTATGAATACCGAAATAATAGATGAACAATCTTCTTCTACTAAAAAACGAAATAGAAAACATAGCGCACAAACATTACCCAATGGTTTAGAACACCATATGATGAAAAAGTATGTAGTGTATTATCGCGAATGGATAGATAGATCACACTCAAAAGAGCGCGAATATTTTAAAATAGAAAAGCATCCGGGTTTAATTAAATCATGGACATCAAGTAAATCCGGTAAAATTAAGTTAAATGATAAATTGGCAGAAGCAAATAAAATTATTGATGATTTAGAGAAGAAGCGGAAAGAGGAGTTAGAGAAACAAAGTCAAAATGCCCCTAAGCCATTACTATAGTTATCTAAAAATACTTAAAAATAAAATATATGTAGATATTATAGCAACACCTAAGTAGAATGCAGATTTTTGTCAAGACGCTCACTGGCAAGACGATTACTCTTGAGGTGGAAAGTGGTGATACGATTGACACCGTTAAAGCAAAGATTCAAGACAAGGAAGGAATTCCGCCAGAACAGCAACGTCTAATCCACGCAGGAAAACA